CGTCTGTAGCGCGTGTCCCCGTGTACAGTCGTGGTGGAGTAGCTTGTTTTGTTTTTTTACAAGCCGAAGACGGCTAACGAGATTCCGAAACGGTACTGGAGTTCAGACGTGTGCTCTTCCGATCTGATGCGGCGAACATGGGGGACGATGAAAGCGTTATAACAAAACGTCGGGGATTGTTGACGTTACCGCAAATAGCCGTTAGAAAAGTGGACGGTCCCGAGCTGGCCGGTCGAGTGATGGACGAATGTGAAAGTTTGGTTAGATCGGGCGGCACAATAGGTGCGATAATAATAGAATTAGACGGGCCGGGCGTTAGTTGTTACGACACGCTGACACGGTCCAAATTTTCAGACGTTCTGTTTGGCATACACACTGGCGCACGAGTGCAGGACGATCGAAACTACAATGTTAAATCGCAGATGTGGCGCAATGCCCTGGATTATTTGAAAGTCGGCGGTAATTCTATGCCGCGTGAGCCTGAATTGAAAATTCAGTTAGCTAGCGTTCGTTTTAAGTATAAAGACGGTCTGCTATTGATGGAATCGAAAAAGGAACATAAATCCAGGTTAGGCCGATCACCAGACCGGGCGGACTCCTGGGTTTTAACGTTTGCCACACCGCCGAAAAAGCGCAAAGAATCCGCCGCACCTACATTGCCGGCGTTCAGACCATCCGTGCCAGGATTTGGGTATTAATCATGATCGAACAAGATAATAACGCAAGACTCGCCCAGTTATCCGCCTTTTCAAGTCGAATAGCCGAACTACGACAGGAAGCGGTTAACGGACGCAAAGAATCCGGCATCGAGGAACTGTGGCAGGAAGATGACGAATACTACGAAGGGATTGACGAGGTTAATCAACATCAATCGATGTTGAAGCCGACGACTTTAAGCGGACGGTTGACTATGCCTAAGGCCGATCCTACAGTATCAACTCGGTCAACGGTATTCGTTAACATCACGCAGCCTTATGTAGATATGGCAGCGGCTCGTGTGTCGGATATGTTACTACCGACCGACGACAGACCGTTTAAGTTTGACATAACACCGATACCGGAAGTCGCCGACGTTTTAAAAGACGAGTCGCCTATGCCTGACGGACAATCAACCCTCGGCGAAGTGGCCGAAGCGTTCCTGGCCGACATGCGCAAGAAAGCAAAACTAGCCGAAGATCAAGTATGGGATTATCTAGTCGAGGCCAAATGGCATGCTGAAATGCGACGTGTAATCATGCAAGCGGCGCGGATTGGTTCGGGGTGCATGAAAGGTCCATTCCCTACTCGCAGAACTAAACGTAAGATGATGCAGGACGACGTTGGCATAACCATAATGGTTGAAGAACTATTAAAACCAACATCACGAATGATCGATGTTAGGAATTTATACCCGGACCCAGCCTGCGGAGATAACATTCATAACGGTAATTACATTTTTGAAAAAGATTTAATCAGTAAAAAACAACTATCGAAATTGCGTGGAACTGGATATATCGATAGCGAAATCGATGAAGTATTGAAGGAAGGTCCGGGCCGACGATACATCGAAACACGTACAAAAGCGAAAGACACCGATCAGTTTGAAGTCTGGTATTTTACCGGCGAAGCAAGTTATGAAGATCTAATCGCTGCAAATTGTCCGTGTAAAGAAGGTGAAACGTTGTCTGTTACGATCACGATGGTAAACGACCGTATCATAAAGGCAAGCAAACACATCTTCACTAGCGGCGAATTTCCCTATGATGTGATGGTATGGCAAGAACGTCAGAGTCATTGGGCGGGCATTGGTATAGGCAGACAAGTACGCACGTCTCAACGCATGGTTAATGCCGCAGCTCGAAATCTAATGGACAATGCCGGTGTATCGGCAGGGCCACAAATAATTTTACGTGCTGGTGTAGTGCGCCCGGCCGATGGTGAGTGGAATATGTACCCGATGAAATTCTGGTACGTAGACGACGACGCCGATCTAGCGCAAGTCCAACACGCAATAACATCGATAGTCATACCGTCGTTGCAAGGCGAACTGGAAAACATAATTAAGATGGCCCTGGAATTCGCAGAAAAAGCGACATCTATGCCGTTATTATTGCAAGGTCAGCAAGGTACGGCTACCGAAACGGTTGGCGGTATGCAGATATTAACAAACAACTCCAACACGGTACTGCGACGAATTGCCAAAATTTTCGATGACAATATAACCGAGCCGCACGTTTCACGTTATTACGAATGGGTCATGTTGTACGGCGATAAAGACGAAATGAAGGGTGATTATGTAATTGATGCTCTAGGTTCGAGCGCGTTTTATGAACGCGACGCACAGAATCAACAAATCATGCAACTGATACCCCTTGCAGGTAATCCGGCGTTTGGTATTGACCCTGACCGGCTGGCTATCGAGATCTTAAAAATGAACAAGATCAGTCCGGAACGTGTGCGATTCAGTAAGGAAGAACGCGACGCAATGAAGCAAGCAGCACAGGAAAATCCGCCGCAAGATCCGCGTATTGCCGGTGCTAAGGAAGTCGCACAGATTAAAGTTCAGGGCGATATACAAAAAGCGACCATGACTAATGAATCAGATATGGCTGAAATCCAGGCTAAACAACAAGCCATGCAGAACGAGTTCGCGTTAAAGTTAAAAATGGCCGAAGATGATCGCGAACATGAAATGCAATTGAAACTGATTGATCGTGAGCTTAAAATGATGGAACTAGCGCAATCGCAGCAATTAAGTTTAGATACAATTAAAGCGCAACTGGCGGATAAAACAATGTCATTGCAAGTTCAAAAAGAATTAAGCTATGCCGGTATGAAAAAACAAGCGGCGATGCCACCAACCGAACCCGCTGGACGAGCCGACGTTGGTCATGCGTATGAGCAATAACATTGATTTATTAACGACCAAAGGGTATTCCAAAAAAGAATGTAACAGAACGATACTACGAGTCGAAAAAATGTACCCAAAACTCGCTATCGACAATAACAAAATACGTAGCTTATTGACCAACTCTACAATTGCAAAAATTTTAGAGGCTGCAAATATTGACGTTAACGCGGCGCTAATGTCTACCTGTAGGACCGACCCTTTAAATTGTGGTAGATGCGCGTTATGGTCGGTAGTAAATCGATACGCTAATGAACAATAATTATTTATGGTATTATCCGATCAAGAACGAAATAGCGAATTGTTCAAAAAGTTAATAGCCCATTTTGATGAGTTATTAAAACAAGCGCAAATCGCAAATGAAAAAACTCTCGACGTTGTGCCTACGGCCATGTTGAGAGGTAGAATGAAACTTCTACGACAGTTGAAATTACTGGCCGCTCCGGCGACTCCTAAAAACTAGCAACCTAATAGGCTGTTGGATAAGATGTACGAAATTACTGGCCGCTTCGGCGACTCCTAAAATTAACAACCATTGAGGCTGTTAGATGAGTGACGATTTATTTGAATCCGAAATAACTGATGAGCAGATGAAAACAACCCCACCGGCCGAACCTACTGCTGAAGAAATAGCCGCCAGAAGTTTTGAAGAAGGTGTGGCGAATGTTAGTTTTGGACAAAATGATGATGAACAAGACGAACCTGTATCGATTGCAGGATTCAGCCAAGATGAAATAAGGGCCGCGATTAAAAAAGCGAATCAATATGACGAACTAAAAGAACAGTTGACTAGATCCCATGACAGAGCGTTCGGGAAAATTGGCCAACTTGAAAAAATGATTCGTGACGGTTTAGCTACCCAGCAACAACAAGTTGCCGAACCGATAACACTCAATAAAGACGTGTTTAAATCGGTTGCCGCTTATTTTGACGATGACGCACTAGCTGAGGCATTAGCTAACGATTTAAGCGCACTATCACTAGGCGGACAAACTGCCACGCCTACGTTCGATATGTCGATTATCGATGAGCGTGTATCGACTTTGCAAAATCAGTTTGAAACTAAATTGTTGACAATTAAGCACCCGGATTGGCGCGAATTGGTAACGACAGATGAATTTGAAACATGGCGAAAAACGTTAAAGCCCGAAGCGATAGAAATTCTCGATAATTCGTGGGATGGTGTCGCGTTGTCGGGCGCGTTCGATAAGTTTAAATCGTGGCGCAATAAGCAAACAGAAAAAGCTGAATTGAAACGCAAGGCGTTGGAAGATGCGATACCGGCAGGTACAGGTAAGGCCAGCGCAGGTAATACCGCCGCCGAAGATGCGTTCAACCAAGGTCTGAAAAAAGTAGTAAATAGCAGGTTGCATAACTAACAAAAGTCCACGCTCCGGTAATTGAAACGGGGTGTGTAATATTGGCATAGGCGGTTCGCTACTTATGCCCGGTAATATTTTTAGGAGGGTCAAACATGACCGCACTTTTAGCTGCCCGAATTGGTAAGATGGCGGGCGAAATCATAGGCCATGCAATGGCGACAGAGGTTCTGTCCGTTGCTGTCAAACAACTCGAACAACCCAGAAATAAATCTGATACTCAGATTGTTCGTTCCTGGGTTCCGTATGGCGGCACGGTTGCCGCACCTAACACATGGTCGGTTACGGCCGAAACACACATCACAACCGAAGGCGTTACGCCTGCGGCCGACACTATCGTTCCGCGTGATGTAACCATGGTTTTACAACAATACATGGCGCTCTATTCATTGACCGATAAAGATTACGATCTTTATGAGGATGATATTTCAGAAGCCATGAAAGAACAGACCGGCGAACGTATGGGCTTGGTGCGGGAACTTGCTATTTACGGCAAGATGAAAGCATCAACCAATAAATTCTATTCCGGCGGAACAACTCGATTGACCGTCGATGAAGGTCTGACAGATACGTTCCTAAGTGCAATAACCCGTTCGTTACGCACCAATCACGCGAAACCGATCACTAAAATTTTGTCTCCATCCCAAGCATACGGGACAACCGCAGTCGAAGCTGGCTATGTGGCGTACTGTCATACCGATCTTGAGTATGATATCCGTCGTTTGCCAAACTTCCGTGAAACGGCGGCGTATGGCTCGCGTCAAGTGATCTCAGAGTATGAGTTGGGTACATGGCAGAATATCCGTTTCGTGTTATCGCCCGAACTGGCGCCCATTACTAACTCTGGCGCTACCGCTTCGGGCACAGGTCTGAAAACGTCGAGTACGTTAGTCGATGTTTATCCTGTAATCGTTATGTCCAAAGACTGTTTCGCCCAGGTCAAACTGCGCGGCCAAAATGCAATCGAACCTATCTACGTGCCGGTTGGGCAACAAGATAAGAACGATCCAGGCGGCCAACGTGGATATATCGGTGCGAAATTCTGGCATGCCGCTGAAATTCTTAACCAAGGATGGATGGCTGTCGGCGAAGTCGGCGTAACCGCTCTGTAAAGGTGACGATATGGCTGAAAGAATAAGCACACGGCTCCAAGGTGTTGGAGCTGAACATGGCGAGAAGGAATTACGAATCCTTCTTAATGCAGCACAAACAGACATTGCAGCGCTTCGCGCGGCGATTGTTGGTATTACCGCTAAGCTCGACGCTGATGCAGGTGTGACCGATACCACATACGCCTCGCTTTGGAATCCTGCGGCGTTGACCTTTTTAAAGTAGGACGGATAACATGAAACCGAGTGATTTATATGGGCTGACCATCAACTTAAGCAAACCCGTAGTAGCCGCAGAAAACGCGACTGCTACGGTTGATACAACCGGCGCAGTAACAGGGGGCATTAACGGTATCATGGTTACATTAGCGGCACAGACAAACACGGCGTTATCGTTTGTTTGTCCTTGCGATGGCACAACAGCACTAACGGCAACACCATTATTGGCGCAACAAGCATGTATTATTTTACATTGCGTAAATACCGCTGGTGCTTATAAGAATTTACAAGGGCCTATTGGCTCTTGTGATGCCGCTGGTGCATTAACGGGACCATTGCATTTTCCAAACGTGCCTAATAACCTGATGCCCTTTGGTTATACGGAAGTGAAGTGTGCATCGACCGGCGCATTTACTCCTGGTACAACTAACTGGAACGCAACGGGCGTAACGTCAACCGTGGCCGATTTGGCATTTTTGCCGGGTAGACCACTTACCACTTAAGGCTAGTAGATAGCCCCCACTGAGCGGGCGTAAAAACCCGCTCTTTTTTAATAAGGTGAAATAACATGGCAGAAAAAAGACCGCGCACTTTAGACACCAACGATATGCAAATCGGACAACCGCAAAGTTTTGATATGCCAGCGTCCGGCCCGCTTGATCGTTCTGAATTTAGGGACGAATTTAAAACCGTCGATACGCCAAATTGGAAAGAAAAGGCCAAGAATCTGGCGTTTGCCGAGCAGATGGTTGAGATTGTTATCCAGGATTCCGATCTACCGAACGCTGAACAGATTATCGAAGTTCGCAATGGCGGCATTTCGCAGTTCTTTTTTCGTGGTAAAGCGCAATGGGTCAAACGTAAGTTTGTCGAAGTGCTGGCCAGAGCGAAACAAGAAACTATCACGACCCCCGAATATACCGACGCGACGGGTTCAAAAGCGACGCGCATCAATAAGATTCCAGGTTTGCGTTATCCATTCCGAATTTTGACCGATACGCCCGAAGGCCATCAATACCTACAACGAAAACTCCG